TATGAACTCATCGTGTCGCGTCGGGTCAGGCATGATGGCTCACCGACGTTCACAGATCAGGTGTTGTCAGCAGCGCAACGCATGACTGATAACGGGTGGCGACTGTCAAAGGGTAAGAGCCGACGCAAGATTGACGCTTGTATTGCTTTGGTGATGGCGTTGGATCGTGCGACCCAGCGAACACCTGAAGCACAGGTTCCGATGTTCTTCAATGTGTGAGGGAGGTGAGTATGAGAAAGATTCCTGTGACTGACGCATTGGAAGTCGCTGGGTTGTTGTCGATCACAATCGGCTGCTTCCTTGTCGCCCCTGCTGTGGGGTTCATTGTTGCTGGCATCTCTTTGGTAGTTTGGGGGGTTGCAACCGGGCGCAAGAGGTAGTAGATGCTGGATCGCTTATTCACAACTGACGAACAAAGAGCGATTTCTTTCCAAACCATTTGGGGTGCTGGCGACTCGTATGCGTTCACGACACCTGCTGGAACGATTGTCACTGAGGACAATTCGCTGAAAATTGGCACGGTGTATGCGTGTGTTCGTTTGATTGCTGATTCAATTTCCACCCTGCCGGTGGACACTTATCGTCGGTTGAATGGCACACGGGTTCCGTTCAGACCGCGACCAATCTGGTTGGATTATCCCGAGTCAGGGATGAATCGCACCGACCACTTCCAACAGGTCTTGGTGTCTTTGCTGCTGAACGGCAACGCATTCATTCGCATCATTCGTGACGACAACGGCATTGTCGGGTTGGCTGTCCTGAACCCAACCCGTGTGGAAATCCACCGGAACGAGTTGAGCCGAGAAATCGTCTACACCCTTCGTGACGCACAAGGGCCGGCGATACGCGCTGAGGACATGATTCACATCACTGAGATGCGCCTCCCCGGTGACTTGCGTGGACAGTCCCGAATTGAACTGTTGAAGGAGAACCTCGGGTTGGCGAAAGCGTTGGAAGATTTCGCATCACGGTTCTTCGGTCAGGGTTCCACCACCTCGGGCATCATTGAGTTCCCCGGCAACCTGACGCAAGAGCAGGCGAAGAATCTGGTGGACGGATTTGAGCAAGGTCACCGAGGACTTCGCAGGGCGCACCGCCCCGGCATTCTGTCAGCCGGAGCCAAGTTCGTGAAAACAGGTGTTGATCCGAACGAAGCACAAATGTTGGAGTCGCGCCGACTCTCCATTGAGGAGATTGCGAGAATCTTCCGTTGCCCACCATCGCTGCTGTCAGTCACCACACCCGGCTCAATGTCTTATGCGTCGGTGGAAGCGAACGCCATTCACTTCGTCACCCACACGCTGCGTCCATACATTGTGAAGATTGAGGACGCTTACAACAAGATGCTTCCTGAGGGTGTGTTCTTGAAGTTCAACGTGGACGGTTTGCTCAGGGGCGACAGCCAAACCCGTGCATCGGTGTATTCGTCAGGTTTGCAGGCTGGCTGGTTGTCAATCAACGACATTCACCGTCTGGAGGACATGACCCCTGTGGACGGTGGAGATGTCTACCGTGTGCCACTCGCCAACGTCGATCTCGCAGCATCCAACCTCACCGAGTTGGAAAAGAAAACCACAATGGCGCAACGTCTGATCCTGTCAGGTTTTGAGCCAGCGTCAGTCATGTCTGCACTTGGGCTACCTGAAATTGCCCACACCGGAGTTCCATCCACGCAGTTGCAACCACTCGCAACGCTTGATCCGACAGACCCGTTGTCTGCATACGAGGTTCAGTAATGCCAATCGCAACCGGGCAAACATCCATCGGTTTGACACCCACCGCTATCGACGGAATCAGTCAAATGCCGTTCCGCATTCTGCTGCAGAACATGGATCAAACAACAGAGTGCTACATAGGTGGCCCTGATGTCACAATCGCCAACGGGTATAGGTTGGACAAAGCGACAGCCGTTGAACTCGTCGTGAATCCGTTGGATGCGCTGTATGCAACATCAGTCAAGAATGGTCACAAAATCTGCTGGTTGAGGGAGTTTCTCTGATGCCGTATTACATCACCGACAAGGCTGCTGGTTGCTCAGGTTGGGCTGCCATCAAAGAAGATGGCGAAGTAATCGGTTGCCACACCACGAAGCAGGATGCGATTGACCAGATGGTTGCTGTTTCAATCAGCGAAGGCATGGAACCCGGTGGCGAACGTGCGATGCCAGACGAACTGGAAGAAGGCGATTTCGTTTCTTGGAACTCCTCAGGTGGTCGCGCCAGAGGAAGAGTTGAATACATCATGCGTGAAGGCAACCTCGGTATCCCCGACACCGATTTGTCGATCACAGCAACCGAAGATGATCCTGCAGCCCTGATCCGTATTTACCGTCAAGGGGCAGAAGGTTGGGAACCAACCGAGGTGTTCGTAGGTCACAAGTTCTCCACCCTGACAAAGATTGACGATCTGGACGAGGAAGATGACATGGAAGAAATGTCATCGCGTCAGGTTGATTTGACTCCACCTGACTACATGGTGGCTGCTGCTCGTCGCGGTCTGCGTCTATACGCAGACGGTGAAGCCGGTGACGGTTTGCAACCAGCAACCGTCCGTGAGGCTCGGGCGATGGTGCGCGGTGAAGTGTCTGAGGACAAGTGGCGCAGGATCGGCCCTTGGATTGCTCGCCACCTCACTGACCTGCAAGCGGTGGATGAGGAAGGCGAAATCACTCCCGGTTTGGTCGCACACCTGCTGTGGGGATCAGGGGCAACAAGGTCGGCTGCGCTCCGAGCGCAACGGTATGCGGAGGATGTTGTGAGACGACTCAATGAGGAACAGTCAGACACCCGAGGGTTGGAAGAAGGAATGTACGGGTGGACACCCCGACAGAGATACCTGTATGACGAATTGGAGGACATTGCTGAGACGTTCGGCAAGTTTGATCAGGGCATCAGCAGCGAAGGTGCGCACTATGTCGAAGAGTCACCGTTCGCCAGCGACGGTCTGGTGTGCGCCAACTGTGCGTTCTACGCAGGCCCACGCGCTTGCGAGATCGTAGAAGGCGACATCGCCCCCGGTGGCATCTGCAAGTTCTGGATTATTCCGAACGAACTTGTACGCGAAGAAACTCCTGTACCGTTGTACCGCAACAAGAATGTTCAGGTGCAAATCCGAAAGAAGGAACAAGTGAACGACACAGCAGAGGTTGAAACCCGTCGCGTGGTCATTCAGGACTTTGAATGCCGTGAAGCCGACAACGGTGGCATGAACTTCCGAGGCTATGCAGCCGTGTTCAACTCCGACTCGGAACCGTTGCCATTCATTGAGCGCATCGCCCCCGGTGCTTTTGACCGCACCCTGAAATCGCGCAACAACGTGAAGATGTACCTGAACCACGATTCCACGCTGGTTCTGGCTTCCACCCGTGCCAAGACGATGCGTCTGACGGTGGACGGAAAAGGCTTGCTCGCTGACGCAGACCTTCCGAACACCACCTACGCACGGGACTTGTCCGAACTCATCAAGCGTGGCGATGTGGACTCCATGTCGTTCGGGTTCTCTGTCCCTCGCGGTGGCGACACATGGAACGACGAAGGAACACGACGCGAACTCCGCGAAGTGCGCCTGCACGAAGTCTCAGTGGTCACAGGGTTCCCGGCGTACAAGGCAACCTCAGCCAGTCTCCGATCCATCGACGCACTTGCTGAGGCAACCGGCATGGACGCAAACAAACTCGCTGAGGCTCTGACAATGTTGGAGAACGGAAAAGAACTGACAGACGACTACGCATCCATGCTTGCTGAAACCATCAGCAAACTGCGAGTCGCACCTGTGATGAGCGACAAGGCGAACAACCTTGCACTCAAACAGAAGCATCTTGAACTTCTGCTGAAACAGTTCTAGACTTCCGCACCATAGGCAGTCGGAGCCGACTCCTGACCGGGCGTTTCGCGGAGCCGTGATCGACCAACGATCCTGCGCTACCCAAACAAACCCCTCTAAGGAGAAACCAAATGTCATACATTGACCGTCAGGTGGAACTCCGCAACCGCGCATGGGAAGAGGCAAAAGCCCTTCTTGATGTTGCTGCTGCTGAGAGCCGTGACCTCACCGCAGAAGAAGAGCAGAAGTATGCTCGCATCAACGACGATCTGAACAAGCGTTCAGAAGTCATCGCCTCGCTGAAGGCTGACGAGGAGCGCGAAGTGCGTCTCGCAGAAGCCACACGCAGCATCGCCGATCAGGTTCGTCCTGTTCACGGTGCAGCACAAAGCGAGAACGACGCAGAAGTGATCCGTTCACTTGCTCGCGGAGAAATCCGCACTGCCTCGTTTGAGAAGCGCGATGTCGTCAAGACCAGCACCGGCGCACCAGTCCCGACCTCGTTCTACGATCAGATCGTTGAGCACATGGTTGTTGTTGGCCCGATGTTGGAAACCAGCACGATGCTCCGCACCGCAGGTGGCGAAGCCCTCCAGATCCCACGCACCAACGCATACTCCGGTTCCTCGGTGTTCGCAGAAGGCAGCGCAATCGGAGAGTCCGACCCAACCTTCCAGTCGTTCATCACGTTGAACGCCTACAAGTACGGATTCCTCGTTCAGGTCAGCCGTGAAATGATTGAGGATTCGGGCGTTGATTTGCTCGGTTTCCTCGCTCGCGAAGCAGGCATCAGCATCGGTGTTGCTGTGAACACAGCCCTCACCACCGGAACAGACAGCACCATGCCGAACGGCATCTCGGTGGCTGCAGGTTCAGGTATCACGGGTGGAACCGGAGTTTCCGGTGCGTTCACGGGTGACAACCTCATTGACCTGTCCTACTCGGTGAACTCGGCGTATCGTCGTATGCCCGGAACCGGCTGGATGATGAGCGCAACCGCACTCGCAGCGACACGCAAGTTGAAGGACACATACGGTCAGTATCTGTTCCAACCGTCGCTGCAGGCTGGTCAGCCAGACCAGTTGCTCGGCTATGCCATCTATGAGAACCCAGACCTTGCTACCCCAGCAACGTCAGCCAAGTCAGTGCTCTTCGGTCACTTGCCTTCGTACTATGTGCGTATGGCTGGCCCGATCCGCTTTGACCGTTCGGACGAGTACGCATTTGCGAACGACCTTGTGTCGTTCCGTGCAACCGTCCGTATCGACGGCGATCTGCCTCAGACGAGCGCAGTCAAATACTTCATCGGTGGAGCGTCCTGACGCTCTAACGGGTGAAACCGAAGTGGGGTTGCCAGATCGCGCAGGGCTGGCAACCCCACAACCTGCGATAGCCTGCGCGAACTTACCTGCGAGGAAGGTTGATGATGGGAAATGGTCGTAGTCATAAGAGGCGTTCCGGTGGAACTCCCCGAGTTGGAAGCACGGAGATTGCTGGAAGCCGGATTAGCGCACGAATACGAACAGGCAACGATGACACCGGGCGACAGATTCTCTTCTACACCAACGCCCCTTGGTGCAAAACAGGGTACGGTCAGCAAGCAGCCCAACTCACGCCGAGGCTCATCCAAGACGGACACCAAGTCGCCATCCACGCCAACTACGGACTCGAAGGTACGAACACGGTCTGGAACGGCATCGAAATCTACCCGAAAGGGTTAGCAGCCTATTCAGACGATGTGATGGTGGCGCACTATCAGGAGTGGGCGCACCGCCGACCTGAAGCAAATCCGTTGCTGATGACCCTGTTTGATGTGTGGGTGTTCAAATCAAAAGTGTTGGATTCTGTGCCGAGCATCCTGTCATGGGTTCCTGTCGATCACACCCCAACCCCACCTGATGTGTTGGCGTGGTGCGCGAAACCAAACGTCACCACAGTTGCCATGTCTAAGTTCGGGCAGAAGATGTTGTTCAACGCTGGAGTGGATGCGGTGTACGCACCGCACGGGATTGAGCCAATCTTCAAACCAACCCCATTCACGCGAGGTGTATCAGGGAAGCAGTTGATGGGCATCCCCGAGGATGCGTTCGTTGTGATGATGAACGCTGCGAACAAAGGGAATCACCCACCGCGCAAAGCGTTCGGTGAGAATCTGTTGGCATTCGCGGTGTTCGCAACTACCCACAAAGATGCGTTCCTGTATTTGCACACGGACATGATGGGAACATCAGGTGTGAACCTGAGAACGCTCGCCAACGCTGCTGGCATTCCCGAGGATCGTGTTGTGTTCGCTGATCCGTATGCGATGCGAACCGGAGTGGACAACGAAGTTCTCGCTTGCCTGTATTCCGGTGCTGATGTTCTTCTTGCCTGCTCAATGGGTGAGGGTTTCGGAATCCCGGTAGTGGAAGCGCAAGCCTGCGGAACCCGAGTCATCACGACGAACCAGACAGCGCAACCAGAGTTGAACGGTGACGGGTGGCTGGTGGACTGCCAACCGTATTGGGATGTCGCACAAGCGTCATGGTTCCACACCCCGTACATCAAGGAGATTGTGGAAGCCCTAGAGAACGCTTACAACGCTCCCAGAGGCGCGTCTGAGCAGGCTCAGGCATTCGCACAGCAGTACGACGCAAACACCGTTTACAACGAGTTCTGGCGACCAATCATGGCAACTGTCGCATGACAGTCGCATGGGTCACCCACCATCTTCCAGTTGAGGACACAGGCGGTGGGAAATGGTTGCCCGGTCAGTACCGAGGCGGTGCAGAAATGTCCGACGCTGCCTACCGTGACTGTGCGCCCCCTTGGATTGACATCGACCTCATCGCCCCCGACGAATGGGAACGCGCACTGACCCATGAGCGAATCGTCATCACCGGCACAGACCTCCTCCCAGAAGAAGCGATGTTCCGACTCGCTGAAGAAGAACCAATGGTGTTCGTTCACCATGAGCAAGACGAGACAGCAGGCAGGATGACCCTCATCAACTCGGCTGCCCCGTTCGTGGTTCACACCCCAGCGCATCTGGAACGAGAGACGCTGTGGACAGAACCGAAATGGACAGAACTGGTGCTATCTCACTTTGACACCTCTGAATGTGTTGAACGCGCGAAGCAACCGTTCGCGTTGTGGGCTGCCAGAAACCACCCACTCAAAGGGTTGAATCAGGCGAAGATTTGGGCGCACAACGCTGGGTTCACTTTGTTGGCGATGTCAGATAAACCACGCAACGAGGTTCTCACCGCCATGTCAATCTCTGAAGTGTTTGTGCATTTGCCGTTGAACTTTGAATCTGAGGGAAGGGCTGTGATGGAAGCGGTGCTGTCCGGCTGCAGGGTTCACACATCACAGAACGTGGGCATCACCTCAGTCACCGGCTGGGAAGATAAAGAGTTCCTGAAAGACATGATCGACGAGGCTGGGGTGAGGTTCTGGGAATGCGTAGCACGGTAGGAACATCTGAGGTTGCAGTTCTGATCCCAACATTGGGCAGACCGGGCAGAGTGCCAGAGATCGTCAAGAATGTGAACTCCACCTGCGAGGTGGCACGGGTCTATTTCATCGTGGAACAAGACGACCCAGCGACACGCGCTGCTGTGATCGACACCCCGAACTGCACGATGATTAGCAACACCCGAGCGAAGAACTACGCAGGCGCAATCAACACCGGGGTTCTGACCGTCAGGACACCATTCGTGTTCGCTGGGGCTGATGATCTGTTGTTTCAACCCGGCTGGTTTGAGGAAGCGGAACAGTTGATGAGCGACACCATCAAGGTTGTCGGCACGAACGATCTTGGCAACCCTGAGGTTCTGGCTGGCAGCCACGCCACTCACTATCTCGTCTGCCGTGAGTACGCAGCCGAAGGGGTCGCAGACGGGAACGGGATCATGCTCCATGAGGGATACCGGCACAACTGGTGTGACAAGGAGTTCATTCTGACCGCACAAGCCCGAGGTGCGTTCGCCCCGTGCATGACCTCGGTGGTGGAGCATCGCCATTGGGCGTGGGGCAAAGCCGGACTGGACGACACCTACAACAAAGGGATTCGTGACGAACCACAGGATCGACAATTGTTCCTAGACAGGCAACACCTATGGACGTAGCAATCACCGGGGCTGCTGGGTTCCTCGGTTCCCACATGGCTGCATTCCTGCTCGCGCAAGGTCACCGAGTTCACGCCTACGCACACCGACCCCCCGTTGATGCGTGGCGACTCAACATCTGGAACCGTTGCGCCACAACCCACATCCGCGACCTTCGCTGGGAACCACCCGTGTTCAACCACATTGACCGGGTGATTCATCTCGCAGCCAACATGGGTGGGGTCGGGTACTTCACCGCGCACGACTACCAACCGTTCATCGACAACTCACGCATGACATTCAACGTCCTGCAAAGCATTGACCTGTGGCAGATTGAGCGCAGTTTCCTCGCAGCGTCAGCCTGCCTCTATCCCACACAAATCCAGATGACACCCGGCAAAGCCCCCAAACTGGACGAGTCGATGATCGAACTCGGTTTCCCGGATCAGATGTACGGCAGGGAGAAACTGATGATGACCCGGCTCGCTGAACGCCACAACCAAGATGTCCGTGTGGGAATCCTTCACACCGTCTACGGCATCGGGCAGGAACACGAAGGGCAGCGTGTCAAGTTCCCAATGGCAGCAGCGCAGAAAGCGCGTCACGCTCGCAGCACCGGCACAGTGGAAATGTGGGGCGACGGGCAACAACAACGCTCCTACCTGTATGTGGATGACGCAGTGCGCATGATCTGGGCTGTGCTGGAAGGCGACTACGAAGGGGCGGTGAACATCGGCATGGAAGGTGCAGCGACCTGCAACCAAATCCAACGCCTATGCAACACCCTCGCTGGTGTCCCGAATGCAGAGATCATCTACAACCATGCGCAACCATCGGGGGTTCTGGCACGGGACTGCTCATCAACAAAGTTCAACAGGCTCTATGGTGATTTGATTGAGGTAGGCTATTCCGAAGGTTTCGGCAGAATCATTGACTGGTTGGACGAATGGCACTGACTAACGCATACACCACTCTGAACGCTGTGAAAGCAGCGTTGCGGATCAGCGACAACGTGGATGACACCTTGCTGGAATACTCCATCAACTCGGCATCCCGACTGATCGACGGGTACTGCAACCGGGCGTTCTACAATCAAGGAACGGCAGCCAGATACTTCGCAGCGTCCGATGAACTGATTTGTCAAACCGATGACATGGCTGGGACAGCAATCACCCTTGCCACCGACCCACAGGCACAAGGCGCATTCGACCTGACATGGGCAACTAGCGACTACCAACTAGAACCGTTGAACGGGTACAGCAACGCACAGGCATGGCCTTACACCCGTATCAGAGCAGCCCTGAACTACCTGTTCCCAACCACCAACGGTCTTGCGCTCGTCAAGGTCACCGCAGTCTGGGGTTGGCCGTCCGTACCAGCAGCAGTTGAAACCGCCTGCATCATCCAATCGCAACGCATCTTCAAACGCTTTGATTCCCCGTTGGGCGTGGTTGGGTTCGGAGACATGGGAGCAATCCGTGTCTCACGCCAACTTGACCCTGATGTGGCAGAACTCGTCAGCCAATACCGCAAGATGGAAGGCATGGCGTGACCGCAACCATCAGCGAAGTCAAATCAGGACTGGCAACCCGACTCGCCACCATCTCAGGACTACGCACCTTTGCGTACCAACCTGACCAGTTGAACCCCCCGATGGCGTTCGCCAACCTTGACAGCATCACCTACTACCGGGCGATGAATCTTGGCGCAGTTGAAATGGTGTTCACCGTCACCGTGATTGTGGCTCGGGCAACGGAACGACCTGCTGAAGCCAGCGTGGATGCGTACACCTCACCAACCGGATCAGCGTCCGTCAGGGCTGCGATAGAAGCAGATCGAACACTCGGAGGGAAAGTGGACACCTTGATTGTGGAATCAGCCACCGGCATGAACTCCATCACCGCGAATGACACCGAGTATCTATCGGTAGATTTCACCGTTCGGGTGTACGCTTCCTGACCATGAAGTTCAAGGTCATCGGTGAACTCACCGTACACAACCACCTTCCCGGCGAAGTGGTTGAACCAGAACCCCATTGGGATGTAGACTTCCTACTGGCGACTGGTCATCTTGAACCTGCCGAATCTCCTGCGAAGAAAACCAAGAACGATCCTTCCGAACCTCAGGAGAATGAGTAATGGCAAAGCAAGTCGCAACGAATGTCGTCGTCAAAATCGGCGGTGTTGATCTCAGCGCATACGTTTCAAGCGTGTCCCTATCGTCATCGGCAGACGCAGTTGAGACAACTTCGTTCGCTTCAGGTGGAGCGCGTGAGCGCACCGGTGGTTTGAAGGACAACAGTCTCACTGTTTCGTTCATGCAGGACTTCGCAGCATCAACGGTTGAGCCAACCATCTACCCTCTCATCGGTGGAACTGCATCGTTTGAGGTTCTCGCAAACGGAACCGCAGCGACCAGCACGAACCCGAAATACACCGGCACGTTGCTCGTAACCGAGTGGACACCTGTTGCTGGTGCAGTGGGCGAACTGCTCACCGCCGATGTCACATGGCCGATCACTGGCGCAATCACAAAGGCAACTGCCTAACCCAAACTCACCTACCTGCGAGGAACAAATGAGACAAGCGTTTGAGGTCAAGTACCAGAACGGTGCAACTGCAACTATCGTTGCGTTCTACCCCGATTTCATTGTCGTGGAAGAGAAGTACGATGTGAACCCCATCGTCACAAGTTGGGATCAGTTCAGGTTGAAATACAACGCCTGTGCTGCGTGGGCTGCACTGACCCGTGAGAAACAAATCAACCAACCGTTCGATGAATGGCTTGCATCGGTTGAGAACGTGAAAGCACTTGACGAAGAAGAGTTTGAGGCAACTCATGTCCCTTTGGAGAGCAGTCAGCCCACTGGTTCATAGCGCGTCTCGCTGTCGAAAGTGGAATTGCACCATCGGTGCTGATGCAAGAATCGTCTAGGATGCTGTTCACAATGAACGCCTATCTGCGCTGGCGAAGGATCAAAGAAGGCAGATAGTGGCAAACACCCGTACCGTTTCGACATTTGCGAACCAGATCAGGGCTATCGGTACTGCTGCACAAAGGTCACAGAAGGATGCCGTGTTCAAGGCTGCGATGGTGATGAAGAACTCCATTGAGGCTGAACGCTCCAAAGCCATGAAGGGCAAGGACTATTTCTCCAAGATGACGGAGAAGCGCAGTCGATCCGGCAGGTCGGTTGGGATACGTCCTCAGAACAACAAACTGGTCGTTCGATTTGATGTGAAGGGTGAGTTCAACCCGACAGCCCTGCTGGTCGCCAGAGGCCCTTGGGGTTTGATTGAGAACGGATCACCGCGCCACATCATCAGCGCAAACCGGGGCGCAATCACTTGGGAGAAGGGTCAGCGTGGGGCGCAGAAACGTGCATACCGCCAACGCGCACTAGACATCGCATTTGGTGGTGGGCTGGCTGGCACAACCCCATTGGGCAACCGTGCAGCCGGGTTCGGCCCTGTGTATCGCGTCAAGGATCACCCCGGCACTATCGGGAAGCAGCCTTGGAAAACAGGCACGGAGAAATCTCGTGACTATGCAGCGCAGGTCGCCACACGAATCGTGACGAATGTTGTCGTCGATACCATTCGCGCTGGACGCGACACCTTCATCTATGTGCGTGGTGAAGCCGGTCAATACCGAACGATGGAGTCCTAATGGCAACTGTGAACCAGCGTCTTGCGTTCATCATCTCGGCTAACCCCGAGCAGGCAATCAAAGCATTTGAGAAAACTGCGAACTCTGCCGAGAGGCAGATGGGCAAAACTGAACGCACACTCGGCAAGGTTGGGGCTGGACTCACCAAGTTCGGTGCTGCTGGTCTGGCTGCATCCGGTGTTATCGGATCGCAGTTGTTCAAGGCTGGTCAGGCTGCCGGTGACCTGTCCGAGTCGCTGAACAAGACACGGGTTATCTTCGGGCAAACATCCGGGCAGATTGAAGCGTTCGCGGAAACTGCTGCAACGTCGCTCGGTTTGTCGGAACGCGCAGCCCTTGACGCTGCATCTACGTTCGCCACCTTTGGCAAGGCTGCTGGTCTTGCCGGGAATGAACTAGGCACGTTCAGCAAAGACCTTGTGACGCTGGCTGCCGACCTTGCGTCGTTCTACAACACCAGCCCTGAGGATGCGGTGTTGGCGATTGGTGCTGCGTTGCGTGGCGAGTCCGAACCGATCCGTCGCTACGGAGTGTTGCTGAATGATGCGGTGCTGAAGCAAGAAGCCTTCGCGATGAAGATTTATGATGGCACTGGGACGCTGACAGCGCAGCAACGAGTGTTGGCTGCTCAGGCGCAAATCTTGAAACAAACCTCTGACGCTCAGGGGGACTTCGCTCGCACCTCTGACGGGTTGGCGAACTCGCAACGCATCCTGACTGCGAACATTGAGAACGCTAAGGCGCAACTTGGTGAGGCGTTCATCCCTGTTATCAACACGGCTGTCTCGGCTGTCGGTTCGGCTGTCGGGGCGTTCAACAATTTTGAGAAAGCAACGGGTGGCATGGGGTCGCAGTTGGCGACTGTTGGCACGGTGGGTCTTGGCACACTGTCCACGATGAGTCTGCTGACCGGGCAAGCCATCAAGATGCGTGACAGGTTCTTTCAGATTGACAAAGAGACTGGTGAACTGGTCGCTGGACTGACCA